GCGTTTTGTTTGCTCGGTTACCGTCGAACTGGAAAGACGACGTACGTGGTCAAAGTCGAGAAGGAATCGTTTCGAGGACCGGACCCGATTGCAGACCGAATTCGCTGGTACATGGACAATTATCCAATAAACCAGGTCGTGTGCGACGCCGGCGGTCTTGGAAACGGATACATTCTTCACTTCAATGACATGCGGTCTTTGCCCGTCCTGGCCGCTGAAAAGCGGGAGAAGTGCGCCTATATCGAGCTTTTGAACGGGGAACTCGATGGAGATCCGCCGCGGCTCGTTGTTGACCCATCCTGTTTGCCGCTCATTGGCGAAATTGAAATCCTGTCTTGGAACGACAAACGGACGGACTGCGCGCCGGGTTCTATTGACCACTGTTGCGACGCCATGCTCTACGGTTGGAGGGCGTGCACAGCCTATGCGAATGAAGACGACCCAGGTGAAGCGCCTGCTCCAGGTTCGAAAGAGGCTTCCGAGATGTGGGAGCAGGACTGGCGTCAGAAGTGGTCGTCCGGACAACAACGAAAGCCGAAATCCTACTGGGAGCGTTAACGATGGGTCTTGAACTGGACGTTTCGAACGGGAATTTTGACGCCGTAATCACGTGGATGCGCAAGCGGGGAGTCATCGCCATGAAGATTGGCGAAAACGCGTTCACTCTGGGCTCTTTATCAGAACCGGAAGATACGCCGGTTAAAACGGTGGCAATGACCCCTGAACAAGCCAACGCGGCGAAACGCAAAGAACATGAAGAGAATTTCTACGGCGTTCCCGCCCGCCCAAAGGTAACCTGACATGGCAATCCAAATTGATTCCAATCTTTCGGATCTTCGTTGGTGGACCGCTCCTGAAGAGGAGGCCACGAATGTGATGGTCACCATCGCAAGGGCCATCCGTACCCGTCAACAGGACCGGGTTACGATGTACCTGCACTTTGCCAGGCTCTACTACGGGTTTGGACTGCAAGGACTTGACCCAAATACCTACATGGATGAGCCTGATCCGCTGGATTCGGAGCCATTGGCTGACAACGTCGTTCGCTCCTGCATCAAAAGCGCTCTTCCAAGAGTGTGCAAGTCCAAGCCCAGGCCGATGTTTTTGACCCAGGCGGGAAATTGGAACGAGCGCGTCAAAGCCCATCGGTTGGAACAGGTCATCAACGGCGACTTCTACAAAGCCAAGATCTACAAGCAGGCCCGCATCATGTGCCGGGACGCCGGGATCTTTGGAACCGCGGCGATTCGCGTGTTCGCAAAAGATGGCCACCCCGCGTACGACCGCGTGTTCCCCTGGCAGATTGTTCTCGACAACCGGGACGCATATTACGGCGCTCCAAGGTGCCTGTACTATTGGCAATACGTCGACCGTCGCGTTCTAGCGAATCTCTATCCTGAACTCAAGGACGAGATTATGTCAGCACCGACTGAGAGAGATCAGTCCGACCCGCTCGACATCTACACGTTTGGAGACCACGACCAGCTCATGGTCTGGCATGCCTGGCACTTGCCCTCTGGCGAGGACTCGGGAGATGGCTTGTACCTGAGCGGGGTGGGCGCTGGAGTGGGCGGCATCAAGCTCGACCGCCAGGAGTGGTTTCACGACACGTTCCCGTTTGTCTTCTACAAGTGGGACGAGCCCGTAATAGGCTTCTGGGGTGAGGGGCTGGCTCGGGAAATCGCTGGCCATCAATACGAAATCGGAGCCATCACGAGAGCTGTTCGTACGTCGCTTCGGTCCGCGGTTCAACGCACGTATGTGCCCCGTGGATCTCAAATCATGACGTCGGACATTGACGACCGGATGGGAACGGTCATCGAATACGTCGGATCCCAGGTGCCCGTGACGCTGGCTCCAGAACCAATAAGCCAGACGTTCATCGCATGGCTTGATAACGTGAAATCGGGCGCTTACCAGATGACGGGCGTGTCCCAGATGGCAGCGTTCAGTGCTAAACCCCCGGGCATCGTTGCCGCTCGTGCTTTGCAGCAGTACGAGGACATTGAAGATACCAGGTTCCTGTTCGCAGGTGAAGCCTGGGAGCAGTGCATCGTGGACCTGGCTCACCAGACTGTGCGCGTTCGAAAGCAAATCGCGGAAGAAGAGGGGACTGAAAAACCCCTGACTGCATGGGACGCGAAGAAGAGGGCTTGGAGAACAATCAATTGGAAGGACGTGGACCTGGACACGGACGCGTACCATCTTCAAGTCTATCCCATCTCCCAGCTTCCGTCCACTCCGGCTGGAAAGACCGATCTGGTCGAGTCCTGGTTCCAGTCAGGAATCATCGACCCGGACGAGCGTCGTCAGCTTTTGGACCTGCCTGACGTCGAAGGATACAGCGACTTGCACAACGCGCCGACAGACTACGTATGGCAACAGATGGAAGCCATGCTCTACGACGGCAAGCCTCAGACGCCAGATCCGACGGTCGGACCGGACTTGCCCATGAAGCTCGGGCGTTTGAACTACATCGCCGCGAAACGCGACGGTTGTCCGGACGAGAATCTCGAGCTTTTGAGAAATTATCTGACCGCTTGTTTGACCTTGATCAAGGCATCTCAGCCCAAGGGACAAGCGCCTGTCGAAGCAAGTCGGCCTGAAGAAGCTCCTCAGAAGAGAGCTGAAACCGTGTCATAAAGGGGAGACCAATGACTGAACAAGTACCTGCAACCACGCCTGCCGTTCAAACGCCTGCCGCAGCCCCGGCTGCCAACGCGGCTGTCGCGCCTACTTCTGGAAACCCAGAGAAGCAGGCGTCAGAAGCCCGGAGCATCTGGCTCAAGCAGGCGGCTCAAGAAATCGGGGTCACACAAGCCGACGTGGACGACGTCACCCCTGCCAAAGAGACTGCCGTTCGTGGCAAGGATGGGAAATTCCTGCCAAAGAAGGACAAGGCGGAAGCCAAGCCCAAGACCGAAGAGGCTTCTTCTGACACGGAGTCGGCCAAGCAAGACACTCACGACACCATCCCGGCCAAAGAGACCCCCGCTGAAACCAAGACCGAGGAAACCCCAGACGAAGCGCAGAAGGAACTGATCCAGGCTAGAACTGAGGTTCAGAATGCTTGGACGAAAGTTAACCGGGAAATGGCCAGGCTTCGCCAGCAGTCTGAGCAGCTCAAGACGGTCAGAAGCGAATTCGAGCGGCTTCAAAAGCTCGAGACCCGGCTGAAGACTGAGCCATATAAAGTCGTGGAGGAAGTTGGAGGTTCTCTATCCGATTGGCAGCGCCGATCTTTGACGGGCGGAGACAACCCGCAGATCCAGGACATTCGGCAAGCCATAGCCGAGCGTGACGCAGCGTGGCAAAAACGCTTTGACGATATCCAGCAAGCAGCCATCGCCGAGAAGCAAAAGGAGAAGGTTCAGGCAACTGAACAGAATTTCATTGCTGCTCTTGACGCGCAGGCCAGCCAGTCAGAGGTGTGCAAAGCACATGGCAAGGGACCGGCTGTCGATATGGCTTACGATTTTGCAGAGCACGTGGCGCGGACTTTGAGGGGACGGGGCGACGTTCCACGGTCAGAGAAACCGTTCATTGACGAATATCTCAAGAACACGCCTCGAGCGTTGGCTTTGAACCCGGAGAATTTGGTCCGGGTGGTTGAACGCCGCTTGGCACGCCAGAAGGTCGAAGACGCCCAGCAAGAGCAGGAAGTTCAAGAGAACAAGCCGAAGCAGAAGTCCAAGACCGTGGACAACGCGGCTTCCACGCAAAGGGCGGCGCCGACCCAAGCCAAGTCTCGAGCGGAATGGCTCAAAGAAGCGGCTGCGCAGATCCGCGTTTCAGAAGACGCAATCGACGACTAGATTCATGAGTTGTGAATTATCTCAATTCTCCACTCAGCGATTAGCTCAAGAATATGGGCTTCGGTTTCGGCCAGACTCTTGCCGATGCCACCAATACTCTTGGTGTTTCTGAGATTACACGTATTAATACGCTGGAATCCTTCTTCGCCTCGTATCCATTTGTTACCATCATTTCTGCGGCGAAGTATGTAACTGCATTCTCCGGACGAGTCTTCGGTAATTCTGGCTACAAACTCTCCATAATTGATTTCCCATAGACGGGCATATCTAAGAGATCTGATTATCCGTCGTTTCTTCATATTCCCAAGTACGCGCGGCACAGTCAGATCTCCGTGCGTTTTTTATGAACCGTCATAACTGCACACCTGTTGTTGGGGTGTGGAGCCTGAAACGGCCCTGTCTACTACTCCAAGGCGGAATTCGCGATCCGGGGTTGACGCGAAATTCTATACCTCAGTTTGATGGCTTTGCCCAAACTGAAAGAGAGTAGACAAAGTCATGAGTTTCTCGATGACGGATCTCGCGAAGGTCCTCAAGCGCCGATATTTCAAAGGTCAGGTTCCGGACGCCACGCTCAAGAAGTTCCCCCTGTTCGCCATGATGAACAAGGACAACGACTTCTGCGGCGAATACCTGCAGGTTCCCATCAAGTACGCAAAGCAGCAGGGTCGTTCCAGGACGTTCGCCTCGGCTCAGACCAACAACGGCAATCCGAAGTGGGATCGTTGGCTGATTGACGTCGTGGCCGACTATGTGGACGCCCAGGTGCCCCGTGAAGCCGTCCTTCGTACGAAGGATCCGGGCGCGTTCGTTTCGATGTTCGCAGACCAGATTGACGACGCACTCGCCGTTCTCGACGAAAACTGCGCCGGCAACCTGTTCCGCGCCGAATACGGCGTTCGTGGACAGCTGAGTGCTTCGACCGCGGTCAACACGTGGGCCGTCGTTCTTGCTGACCCCACTCAGGAATGCATGTTCGAGCCAGGCATGGTCCTTCGTGCAGGTCCGAACGCCAACGGCACCTCGCTTTGCAGCGGGTCTGTGACGCTTGGAACCGTGGACCGTGAGAATGGCATCCTGTACACGACCGTTTCCACGAGCCACTGGGATGACTTGATGAACGCCGGCGGCGGCGCTCTTGCGGTCAACTACTACCTGTTCCAGGACGGCGACGCGACCAAGGGCGTTTCAGGACTTCCCTCCTGGCTGCTCGACGCACCCCCGACCCCCGCGGCCAAGTTCTTCGACGTGGACCGGGTTGTTGACACGCGCCTTTACGGCACATACTCGGACGGCTCGACCCTCGTGATCGAGGAAGCCATCAAGCGTGGTCTGGCCAAGGCGGCTCGTCGTGGTGGTTCTCCGGACAAGGTGTTCCTTGCCCCGGACGACTTCCAGGACCTCGAGATCTCGCTCTTGAACTCGAACGTGCTCAAGCGCACCGTGTCCATGACCGAAGACGGAAAGTTCGGCTTCGACGGCATCGAGATCGGCTACGGAACGGGCACAGCGACTGTTCTTGCGGACCCGAAGTGCCCGCCGAACACCGCCTGGGGTCTCGAGATGGACACTTGGAAGCTGACCTACATGGGTCCCAAGGTCGGCTCGACCATCATCGACGAGGACGGACAGATCATCCGCGTCTACAACGCTGACTCGTACGACATCCGTTGCGGCAACTGGGTTCAGCTCTACTGCACCAAGCCCGGCAACAACGTCCGAATCAAGCTGCGTTGAGTCTCGATTGAGGCAGGGGGATCGGCCGTCTTCCCTCCCCCTGGACCGTCTGGTCCCCCTGCCTCGATCCCTTTTCCTCAATTTGGGTTTTAAGGTGGGAGAAAAACAAGTACTCCTAACGAGCCTTCAGGGAGCCAGTTATGCCTAGCACGATTTCCCGTTTCACCAAGCAGAGCTTCGCCCGGTACGTCGACGCAACGGTGTCGATTCGGACCAAGGGAGCGACTGCTCTTGACCAGACGACTTCTAAGGGTCTTGGCGCCACCATCACTCGCACGGCAACGGGCGAATATCTGATGAAGACGACCACCCCGGCCAAAGACTTCGTCGCTGGGTTCGCCACTCTTCAGATGGCCACTCCGGACGGCTCCTACGCCGTAACCGGCCCCGTGACGCACAATTCTGACGGCACCTACCAGATGGTCATCCAGACATGGGGACCGGCGGCAGGTAACGTCAAGGTCGACATCGCTGACGCAGCCAACAACGTCATCAACGGCCTGATGACTCTCAAGGTGGTGGGACCGTGAGTGCGCTTCTAGAAGAACTCGCCGACGTAGCCGAAGGAGAGGGCAAGAAGAAGGGCATCAAGAAGTCCATCACGGTGGAAGTCGAAGAGCCCGAGGGTCTTGGCGGTTGCATCAAGACTATGTTCCCTCACATGGACCGTGCTGAGGCCGAAGCGGCTTTCAGGCGGGCCGTGACCGAGGTCATGAACGAAGGTGGCGACGAAGAGATGGAGTGAGTCCATCATGGATGTTTACGGGCAAGCTCCATGTGGCATGGGCAACAAAGTAGTTGCACATCCAAAGCTTGCCCGTAATCCTCATGATGTCGATGCTCAGCGGGGTTTTTCCCACATTTGGTGCAAAGACCCTCAAGTGGAATGTGCCTTCGGGCCAGTTCTCGAGCATTATGTTTCAATTTGTTTCTCTCATGAGATGCTTGAAAACGGCGAACAAAGGCCCGTGCACGTTCAGGGTTCTTCGCTCTCCAGATCTTCGCCCTCTTGCGACCTTCCGCTCGAGCAGCATCGGGATGGTTCTTCTTCCAGCGTTTCACTGCAGCGTTTCGACAGGCTTTGCAGACGTAATGGGTTTTTCCATCCTTCCAAACGGTCACTTTCCACTTTGAAATTTCCTGTTCACCGTGATGTTTACATACTCTGGTCTCATTCATATGTAAACATACACTTGCGAGGACATCATGGCAGCTCAAACACTTCTAGCTCTTAGAACAAGAGCACGCCAACGAGCTGCTCTTGAAGGCAACACGGCCGTAAGTGATGTTGAATTCACGAGTTACATAAACAGCGCCACGGCTGAAACCTATCGGGCCCTCGTA